GTTACCATTTAACAATACGAACATATATAATGCCGTAGTTATTATACCAACACCCATTATCACCCAAAGAGCCACCTTCACAATACTACCCATCAATTCTGTTTGGGTTTTCTTCTGAAGTAATGATAGGTCGGTTTCGGCTACCTCCTTTGCTCGTTCTGCTTCTTCCCTAGCGTCCTCCGCCTCATCCTTTAACCTTTCAGATTCTTCCCTCGCAGATTCTGCGTCTTTGAACAATGTCTCTAACTCTTTGTTTTGTTCTTGGACTTGTTTAGTTACAGACAACCTCTTCTTCCTAGCAGTAGCATCCCTCTCTATACAAGTCTGAAGATACTCAGCAAAATCAGTATCACCAGCTTCTGCTTTGATTATCTTTAAGATGTTACCCTCTAAATAAACCCTCTTCTTTGAGGCTAACTCTAAGAGTACATCTCTCGTATGACTTGTTACAACCACTTACTTATATATTTTGAATGGGTTGGTTTTGTTTAAGTATCCTTCGTAGTCATTTCTGAACTCTTCCAATCTTGGTTCAATGTCATCTGATTTGATAATCCAAAACTGAGCACCCGCTTCTTTTGCTTTCTCAATTTCTTGGTTATCATCAGATGATGAAATAATACCAATTACACATCCGTTTCCATAATCAAAGTTAATTTTATGAATCAGTTCGATTCCATCAAACGATGAACCAACGATGTTCAAATCAACGAATACACATTCGGGTCTTTCGTGATTTGGGTCGTCTGGAAACCATTTCTTAAACATTGCATCTGCTTCATCGGAAGAATTCAATGCTTCCAATGAAAGGGTTATATCCAAAATACTACACGCATCTTCAAATACTAAGTGGAACAAATCCTCATCATCCACCAACAAAATAGAATTAATCATTGTGCTCATTTTAACCTTATCCTTAATTTAGTTCCTGATTTAACTTTTTCTGCACTCATATCAAAACCATGCTGATTCAGAATTGCGATACATATATTCAACCCCAATCCCGATCCGCCTTCTTCTTGACCTTCTCTTCTCTTATATGGCTTGGACAACTCAACAAACTCTTCTGTAGTCATCCCTCTACCATTATCTTCTACACATAATGTATCTTTGTCTTCCATATATATTGAAACCATCTTCGTAGAACTATCGTTGTACTTCAATCCATTACGAATGAGGTTGTCTATGGCTGTACAAAATAATGCATCGTTTACCTCTATTGTGGGTAACTCTCCGATTAAAACTTGCTTTTTGTACGATGTAGATGAAAGATAGTCTTCGAGTATCTCTCCTAAATTAAACTCCTCAACATCTAATTGTACATTCTCTTTTACCAAATTGGTAAATTCCTTAACACCCTCATATACCTTTTGGGTATGTTTCAACCCTTCTTCTAACATTTTGAGAGGTGCTTTTATTTTCAATTCATCTATTGAGTCTTTCGTTAACCTTCTTTTTAATGATGATAGTCCACGCGGCATGTATGTGTTGATACCACTATGCATATCATGTCTGAGTATCTTAGCTGCGTGTTCTAAGTATGAGTTCTTTTGGTTTACTATCTCTTCTGCATCATGTTGTGCTGTTACATCAGTTGCTATCTTTAGTACCTTTGTGTACTCACCATCTTTGTTTCTGATTGGGGTGTAGTTACCATACAACCACCTTTCACTACCATCCTTTGCAACTCTCTGAAACTGATTAGTAATGATATCACCCCTTCGTAGCGTTTCCCAAAAGTTGGCGTACTCTTTACTCTTTGAGTATGATTTGGTCACCATAAGTCTATGTGGTTTACCTATGACCTCTGATGTAGTATACCCCATAAGATTACAGAAGTTTTCGTTTGCTTGAATGATATTACCATCCATACCAATTGTTACAACGAGGTTAGACCTATTGATTGCCGATAGTTGTGCATCTACAGTTTCTTCTCTTACCTTAACATTGTTACTTAGTTCGTATCCCACTTTGAAAAATGGTGGCATGAAGAGTACAATACACCACCAACCAAATCTTTCTAATGTTAAGGATGTTTCAACTAATTCAAATACTACACAAGTTTGTATAACAAAAAAAACCACCATAATGATGATTGATGTTAATAGTGATAACTTACCTGTAACTGATATACCTCTGAATATGTTCATTACTGACTCTTATCTCGTTCTCCCTTATGCCTATCAATCTTATCAAGAATCTCATTCAGTAATTCGTTTTTGATGAACCCAGCCATTGATGCGTTTTTGAGTGCTGATATAAGTTGGAAGACTAAGAATGGTGCTAATATTGTTTCTGACAACCACGCCGTACCTGTAAATCCTAATTCGATTGATAGTATAGCAGTCAGTATCAACTCCCATGCGAATATGTTCTTTAACACCCTAAGTGCCTTATAGGTTTTGAAACCCTCTCTTTTGATACCTGCGATGATTCCAAAGAATCCATCCAACAACATTACCGATACAACTGCTAAGTATTGTTCTACATTGTCTGCTGTGAGTTTCATAAAGTAACTCATCATAAACCCACAAAATGTGGATAACGCCATAATAATTTGGGCAGTTGTTGATTTGATTAGTGTCATCTTATTAGCTTCCACTTTCGATGTCACAACTTTCGATTAATGTATATGTGAATGAGTTTCCATAGAGTGTTGCACTTTTGTTGACCAACTCCATAAACAATTTGAAGTCATCATTTCCTGCGATTACTTGACAGCCAGCAGACCACTTATCTATTTGTACAGATTTACCACCCTCTCTTCCTGTGGCTCTATGAATATTGATACCATAAATTCCCTCTTTGATACTTTCCTCTGAGAAATCGTATGTACCATCTTTGTTGTTGTCCCTATAGACTTTGAGTGGGGACTTTTGTCTGAGTGCTTGGTACTTACCTTGATGTAAGCCAATTTTATGTGAACCTCTGTATTGTCCTGGAACTAAGATTGCGACACCAGCTTCGTTCAGTAAGTTTTTTTCCCAATGGGAGCCAGGATCCGTAGTTGCTTCAAACTGATGATACATCATATTAGTACCAATCGAATATGATACCGTTACCCAATCATCAAATCGGTTGGTTACCTTACCACCTGTTTCTGAATTTCTGATACCTACGATGTTGAGGTTATAGTCACCTCCTTCGAACCATCTGTATCCTTTTTTCTTTACTGCGTTTCGTACTTCATCCCTTGTGAAACTTCCCATTCATACCCCTGTGTTTTACTACTTACTTTTTCTTTCTACCTTGACAATGAGCTTTCTGACTGAACCCCTTGGGGTTGTTACAATCTATACTTCGTTTGTATTTGTCTGACCACTCCTCATCAATCTTATTAATCAATGATTCCAATTCCATCTCAACTTTGTTTGGTAAACCACTCCGTTTTGTTTTAGCATACTTCTCAATATCTTTATCACTCATTCTGTCCACCAAATCCTTTACTTGTTTGGATACTTTGGACTTTGGAGTGTCACCTCTCTTTACTGACAATGCTAACCCAAATAACTTCTGTTGTTGTTTACTAACCGATGGCATGGATTCCTTCGTAAGTTCTTTGAATATAAATATGGGTTAATCTAATTTAACACTACCCATTGGGACAATCCATTCCCTATCAAATGGGTCTGCTACTTTGGCTTCTTGCTTTTGTTCGTTTACTGATAAAACTATCACCCTCTCCCCTTCTGGAAGACACCCATTGTGATTGTGATAACTCTTCGTCATCATTGTTTTCTTTAAATTTTCCATGTTTTCTCTTTTTGTTATGAACCATTCCTACAGAATCTTCATATAACTCTTCTAACTCATCAAAATTTTCAAAGTTGATTTGATTAAGTCTGATTTTTGACATTCGTTATTCCTTTATGATTTTAAGTTTACTTATTGCGTTTAAGAATTGTTCTGGCGTATATTCCTTTCCCTTTTCATCTTTGATTGTAATAGATTCTAATGTATCAGGATATTTGTGTACCATCCTTTCAAATATTTCAAAGCCTGATTCTGCCCAAAAGTTTTTGAAAGACGATTCACCTAAGATGTTTGTTGAGTATTCCTCTTCACCATCCACATCATCTGGAAGTAAAATATAGTATCTCATATCTCCTATAAATACATCAATTCAGATGAATTAGTGTATCTTCATATGTTTTTACTTTATTCACTTTGACTCTGAATATATCCAATTCAAACTCACCAACCTCAATTTCAGATGACTCAAGTACTGATGACAATTCGGTTATTAGATTGTATGAGTATTGGGTCAATTTGTTTGCATCGAAGCTTACAACTATGTCTGAATCTGTGGTTTGGTTGATTCTTTTAGTCAAATCGAATTGAGTGTTTGGTTGTTCTAATCGGATATAATCATCTACTTTTTCCTTTGGTATGTCCACATTTATCCTACTACACCAAGGTTCTAGCATATTCAGAATCTTCTCATTTGCGTTCTCCACTACGAAATCAACATCATACTTTGGTGGTACGATTGGTTTCATCAATGTGTCATGCTTTACAAAGTGTCCCCACTTACGAATGAAGTTTCTAGTCGAACGAACATTCTGTGCTAACCACTCATCCGATTCCTTACCAACTGTTGTTAGGGTTGGATTGTATCTACTACCTCTACAAGTCATATGGTACACAAACCCATCCCATGTCTGAACGAACTTATATCCGTTGAGTTGGAATCGATTGAAAATATCAGAGTCCTCTTTTGATTGTGGTGCATATAATGGGTCGTGCCCACCTATTGACTGAAAGTCTTCTTTGTATAAGAACCAAGGTGCAAAGATACCTTCTGTTGTTCTACCTTGCATCAATGATGGAATTTGATGTAGTAAGTCCTCCTCCAATGGTTGGAAATCTTCTGGCTCTGTACCGAAATCCATAAGTATCTTCTCAGGCCCATCGGGATGTAGTGGTGGTTCAATACGAGTAAGTGACACCACAGTTTGTGGTTTGATGTATTTAAGTACTGACTCCAATGCGTTTGGACAAAGGTACATATCAGCATGATAGATACCCACAATATCTGTGGGTGCTACATCATTAATCAAACGATCGTATAGGATTGTATGTCCTAATCTCGTTGGCCCTTCGTTTCTGATTGCATGGAAATTTGGGTCTTTCTCCATCATCTCCTTACACCAATCCCAAGTTCCATCATTTGAGAAATCATCAGCAACACAAATATGTGGTTCACTACCACCATTCTTTCTGATTGATTCATAAGACCACTTCAGATACTTTAGATTGTTTCTGCTTGGTTGTATGAATGATATGTCTTTTTTATTTACCATAGTGTAAATTTTAACTAATATACGAATTATTTTTTTAACTTACAACAATTGTATTCTATTAGGGTTGTTAGTACCATAAATTGGTTTAACAAAGGTTTGATCATCTACTTCAGGTAATTGCCCCCATTTTTTAAAAAATTTATGAGTATTATCAACTTCAGCAAGTATTTGTCTGTCTGATTTTTTATTGAGATTATCATCTCTGAAATGTGAACCTCTAGCTGAGAAGTGATACACCACAGATTTAGTAGTCATTACAAATTCATACCCCTCTAATTGCATTCTAATGAATAAGTCCATATCATCAAATGATGCAGGTGAGAATATTGGGTCGTTTCCACCAATCCACTCATAGTCTTCTTTCCTACAAAAGAATCCTGCACCACCACCTTTACGAACACTAATGTTGTTTTCATTTGAAAATTCGACTGCCCACTTATCAAAATGGTCTGTGTTAAAGTTGTGATGATACTCACCAAATTCAGATATAGGTACAAAGACAGTACCTGGTCTATAGTCAGGATCGTTTGGGAATATCTTTGGTTGGATTCTGAATGATGATGCGATAACCCTACCCTTATTAGATTCTACTATCTTTTGTAACTCTAAGTCTTGGTTGGGCGCAATCCACATATCTGAATGAATGATATTTACATATTCGGTATTTGCTTTGTCTACACAATAGTCCATACCACCACCAATTCCCAATGGGATTTCATTTGATTCTATGTACCCTTTAAGATTTGTGTCCACTATCATCTGCGATTCCAACCACTCATTTGTACCATCATTACAATTTTCAGCTATGATAACAATTGGTTGGTCTTTGTAGTATGCGTTTTTTCTTACAGATTGGTAAGCCAACTTTACATAGTCTAAATTGTTGTTAGTGGAAATGCAGGTTGTTATTTTATGTTGTTCCATACATCATTCCAAGTTTTAGATTTGTAATTAGGGTTGAATATATTTTTATAATTTTCTTCGCTCATTTTACTAGCGGAGTTGTACCAACTACTAGATTTACGGCGTTCTCCTAATGTGTTACCACACTCACCTAATATGTAATTTCTTTTATTCTTATGTTCTCTATTATGTACTAACAAAATGTTTTTTATAACATATTGTGGTATGTTTCCTAAAAGTTTATTAGTTACATACATAAGAGCGGAATCCTCATGCGTAAAAAATACTGATTTGGGTATATTGACACCCGATTTTATTACTTCTGATGAGATTACCAAACCACAACCATTGAACTTATGTGGTGATACTATTCTAACATCCAATTCCTCTACTTTATCATTAATATCGTTCATTTCGTCAATAGACATCTGATAACGAGTGCCCCACCACTTTTTATTATCAATAGGTTTATCAGTCATATCTGTATGTTCAACACATTTCCAAGAATCATCCCACATTTTGCAAGTACCAAAGAATGCTAAATATTTTGGATTATTAGTAGTAGACATTTGATGTAAGGTGTTCAATATGATAAACATTTGTTTTGGAACTAACATATCAGATTCACCCCAAACCAAAACATCTACTTCATCACAATACCTATCGTTGAACTCTCTACGATAGTCTGCTATGGTGTATAACCTATCTTCAAATACAACATCAAAATCCTCTAATGTACTTTTTATGTTGTTAATACATTTCTCTTTTTGTTCAGTACTGATACATTTCTCCAAATCTTCATTTGTTACAACTCTAAAGTCTACTACCACTTCTCCATCATATTGTGATATTGCTTCTTTTAGGGTTTCAACATATTCTGATATCATTTCAGATTCATACCATTGTACTAAACAACCTATTGCGAACTTTGTTTTCATATAGCTGTCGCCTCTTCTTGCCAATTTCTAAAATATGGTAACCACCTTTCTTCAGCATGTGCAGTATAAGCTGGAATCGAGCTAATCAACCCTTTACCTTTTTTTGCTAATAACTTAAATGTAGATCCACCCATTGGTAAATTTTTACCTGTATGGAGTTTAATCATATCATCCACATCCTCTCTAACATTTTTTACACTTGTAGCAAATGTCATTGTTGTACTACTTGTTAATTTCCAATGACATGATTTTGATGCGTAAACCACAGTATCCTCACCATGTGCATAAACATTCAATGGTTTTCTAACGCCATTATCATCAATATCAATCTTACCATGACCCCATTTAAATCTAATATCATTTTTATCTTGATATTTGTCAGGATGGTCATACAATGTGGCATATGGTGCACCTAACAAATCAAAAGCCTCTATTAAAACATTTTTAGAATTACGACAATGAATGTAATCGTCCTCTACAAAATATA